TTCACTGTTTACAATGGTGTGTCACGTATACAACATTCGAGTAGTAATGCCATGTTACAATTTGCGACGACCACACCAGCCTCCGCCGACCCACCCAACGCGTTAGCTCTTTCTAACATCTATGGTGATGTTTCGGGTAATATCTACGTGGATCCATACTCCAATGAGATGATTATCAATAGTAACGTTGAGATCACCGGTGACCTTGACATCGATGGTAAAATTGATTTAGGAAACCAGGTAGCTATTGGTCTAGGGGGTGTAGCAGCGTCCACGGCACTCGAGATTGGTGGTGGTATGATTTCTGGGTCAAGTAACGTTGCATGTAAGAGGTATTCACAGACGTTCACACTTGGAACAATAAAAGCAAAGATGATTCGTTTGTTATTTGATAACCCTTCATTTTATGCCAAAATTGTTTGTATGTTGAGAAAGATCGATGGCAAAAATCCGGCTGGTAGCGGTGACTCGGCTGCTACTTTTAGAGATATGAGTACAATGGTTCTGGAAGTACAAGGTGGTACACATGATTCAAGTACAAGTGCATTAGATGAAAACATCACAGTGGGTACCAAAAATCTATTTGGTGGAGATACAGATTATCCATGGAGTCCAAATATTAGCGTTGGGAAGAAGGGTATAATCATAACACCCCTAAATACGAATTCGGGTAGGATATATTCTTATGACATACATGTTGAACTAATGACTTCGCGTGGTGGGAAACTTAAAACTATCAAAAACAACGTTGGATTATGGCCCGCTAGTAACCAGAATTTGGATCTCGATAACGGTGAAGAAATAGCAACTTTTACTTATTAATTTTACTACGGGGGGAAACCCCGCGGTAGAAATAACATTTACGCCCTGATGGCGTCGGATATAGCTAATGCGATAACTCCGGCAATGAAAGCTATCACGATGTAATTTAATTCACTTTCTTCGAGACCGACCTGACTCTTTTCAGGTTGGATAACAGGATCTACCTGTTCCTTTTTTTTTGGAGGATCCAGTTCCTCCAAAGGATAGTAAGCTATCATTTATATATATTTAGAGATTAATTTCCTTCTTAGTTTTCTTTTGCCTGGTACGTCTGGTTCTTGTAGCCGCGACACGGACTTCCTTGACCTCACCCCCAGTCGAATCACCTGAGATTGAAATGATATCAGAAATGTCATCATCTTCTTCCACCTGCTCTGTGGGACTAATAGCAGTCGTATTCATTGGGGGTGCAGGTGGCATCATGATACCACCCATCAGACTGGAGATATCAATCCCTGGTCCTTGCATTTGGTAGTCACCTGTTCCACCGACAGGGGCATCCGTTGCGGGTCCTCCTGTATTTCTCGTCGTATTCTGTACTGCGCTCATCATATTCTTAACGAGATCTGGGTTTTGCTTCATCACATCGTTCATGTTTGGCATAACAGATTTAAACATACTGTTGGTGAGATGGAACATCATGGCTGAACCACCCAACATCATAATGAGCTTGATCTCTGGTGCAACTGTAATCTTAGACCTGTATTTCACATACAATTCTTCAAATACACCGTCATAATCGTCTACATTCTCCATCACAGACTCAGACCACCCCTCAAGTTGGACCTCAAAGGGATTATACCGTTTATTAAGAAACTCCAAACCAGTTACACAGGCGACCAACATTCTTCTAGAAAAGCGGACAGATTGTTCGACATCAATACTATAAGTGATACGCTTCACCTCGGATCGCAATTCATCAATATTCGAATATGCATTGAGTCGTTTATTTACGGCAAATCCCTTTTTCTCCAGGCGTCCGAGTTTATTAATAAGGTCCGCCTTTTCTTCATCGATTGAAGCATACCCTTTTGTTGGTTTATCATCTTCTTGTCCTGGGCCAGCTTCACCATAATCCTCACCATCATCGAAAAAATTAGCATCTTCATCGCCGTCACCGTAATCAATTTCTTCGTCGGGAGTAGTGTGATTTTGAACTGTTTGCTTCGTTGGATTTACAAAAGCGTCCATACTTTCCTGTTGTTGTCCCATTTGGGGTGGGGCGAATTTTGGTCTAGTTGGTCGTGGAACACGTTGGGGTCGTGGAGCAGAAATTTCGATTTCATCCATGATGGCCTGCTCGTCGGCATCTAATTTCATGACACTGGTATTTCCTCGATCGATTACTATCTCTTCGTCCATCTACTCTTTATATAGAAACTAAAAAAATTACCTTTAACGCAGTTTAAAAAAATCTTTGTAGATTATAAATGTTTACCCTTAATCGTACAAGTCGTAATGCTCTCAGTATGATCGTTATCCTTCTTCTGATAATTTCGGCCCTCGCCGCCTTCAAGTCCTCTACCGCCACAAGCAAGTACCAACCCAGACCAATTATTACTAAGAATATCACCGACCAATCTATTTTCGATCTCCCAGTCGAATTAGAATGTACTGCTGGTTCGGGTAAAAAGGACAGCCCTTACTCAAAAGGTTTAACTCCAGGAGGTATTTGTGGCGCTCAAAAGTTAGTCGCCGCCCATGCTGGTTATGAAATTACCGACGGAATCGGTGGATCTTTAATCTAAGCTTATACTAAATGGCGCTTATTACATCCCCTAGTCAGCTCATTCCAGATCTTCAACATGAATATCACACGGTGACTATTGACACTATTGGACAGACTTCTTCCAATACGTTCACATGTCATCTCCAACAACCCTTGAAAAATGTTGTTCAAGCCAAATTAATGGCTGCTAGAATTAATACAACAGTGGCTACCAAACATTGTTACATTTCCATCGAAGAATTGGATACCATTTTTTCTGAACGTGCTTCGAACGAACCAAATGGCCAAGCTGGAGCGAGTGTTCTTCGTAATTCATTTGCTAGTATTATCGGTGACGGTACTACTGCATTTAATTTCAAAGACAACTATCCATTAGTTACTCAATACGTGAACCCAATTCGTAGCATTGATCGTTTTACCGTCAATATTCGCAACCAATCAGGTGATGGTATTGTACCATCAAGCCCAGCTAAAGATAATTTCTTAATTCTTCGTTTCGTGTGTAGAAAACCAAATTTGTAATTTTCTCTCTTTAATATAGTATACCATGTCTCCAGGCATTGTTCAATTGATTGCAGCCGGCGCCCAGGATGAATACATCGTTGGTGACCCACAGGTTTCTTTCTTTACTTCAACGTTCAAAAGACATGCTAATTTTTCACAATCCATCGAAAAGCAAACCATCTATGGAGCGGTGAAAAACAACTCGATGTCCAGTGTTCAATTCGAACGATCTGGCGACCTTCTCAGTTACGTGTATTTCACGATAGACAATAATAGTACTGCCCTCGATTCTCAACGCTGGGACAATATTATTGATAAAGTAGAACTTCTTATTGGAGGTTCTGTTATTGACACACAAGATTCTGTATTTACAGAAAACATAGCTATAGATACTTTCGCGACTAACGTTTCCAAAAGCGCTCAAGGTACACACCCGGGTGTCAGCTCTCGTTCATATTTTTACCCCCTTCGTTTCTTCTTTTGTGAAGGGCCACAGTGTGCCATCCCTCTCGTTGCCCTCAATTACCATAACGTCGAAATTCGTATTCATTGGGCTTCAACAGCTACAGATTACAATGTCGAGTGTTTCGCCAATTATTACTACTTAGATAATGAAGAACGTGGGAATATATCAGCAAGAAAACACGATCTTCTCATCACCCAGGTTCAAAAGAACATTGCATCTGGAACAAACCTTCTAGAGTTGACATTCAATCACCCCGTTAAGTACCTAGCTTCGTCTAATACATCGACTACGAGCGCTCTTACGTCACCCGCAAACAAAGTGAAACTCAATATAAACGGTACAGATCTTGCAAACTATCGTTGGAGTAAACCTCATTACATCGATGTTATGTACTACTATCACACAGGGTTCGTGGCGTCCCCCGATTTTTTCTTGTACCCATTTTGTTTATCTACGAGCTCACTTCAGCCCACGGGTACCTTGAACTTTAGTCGTTTAAGTACAGTGAAGCTCATGAGTGAAACCATGAATATAATAGATCCTATATACGCAGTAAACTACAACATATTGCGCATTGAGAATGGGATGGCGGGACTTCTTTACGCGAATTAAAATACCAATCTATATTAAATGGTCAAGAATTTGCCGACGGTAGAGAGATCTACTAAAATCAGGTTCGGTAAAAATTGTACCAATGAACAGGCAGAAAATACAATTGTGTTCAATGCGAGTGAGGTCGAACTAGAAGTAGCTACACCCGGAACTACATATTTGACACCCATTCGCATAGATCCCGTTCAAACTCCGGGTGGAGCTGCAAACGTTATGGTTTTGTCATATAATAGGGTTACTAAAGAGATTACAGATTCAAATGCAATCGCAAGTGAAATCCTAAACTTTAATCTTGCTGGTGCGACAAAAAATGGAAATACCACACCGTATACAATACGATTTGATTCGTATACCGATGCGTTTGGTACTACAGTCACAGCTAACCCTACGAGTTTTGTAACTGCAGGGGTTATTGGTATCGCGAATAGTTCACCCACGAATACAATATCCGCAGGTTCCAAGTTCCATGTAAATATTAATGCATCAAATGTACTCTCCGTTTTAGGAAATACGTATATACAAAAGAACTTGGTTGTTGATGGAGACGCGACTTTCAACGGTCTGGTCACAACTTTACACTCAAATAATACAACCATTAAGGATGCCATCATAGAAATTGGTAAAGATAACGTTAATGGGGATGCATCTTTGGATCTTGGTTTTATTATGACTCGACCAGGTTCAAGTGTGGCTATGGGATATTTAGAAAGTTCAAATGAATTTGCTATTGGATACACACACTCTAGTGCTAGCGGGCATACTATAACACCATTAACCAATCAGGATATCAACGTCCATGTGTACGGACAGATTTTCACACAATCAAATGTCGGTATCATAAACACAAGTCCTATCCATACATTGGATGTGGGTTCAAATCTCTTCGTAGATGAATTTGGCTCTAACATTTTGAATGTTACCGGTAATACAAGTATTTCTGCGGATTTGACAGTAGATGGAGATACTCTCTTTGTAGATTCTGGTGCAGATAAAGTTGGTATTAATACATTAGTACCCAATGCAGAACTTCACGTCGTAGGTAATGCGTATATAACCTCAAACTTAACGGTTGATACAAATACACTTCATGTAGATGTAGTGAGTAACCGAGTCGGTATAAATCAAAAAAATCCAACGAAGGATCTTGATGTGAATGGAACAATTGCAGCTACTCGACGTGTCGACAACTCTGGTTACGATAGAATCCTTTTGGGTACAGATACTGGAACTACAATTCACGGGACTTCAAATTCACATTTAATATCTGTGGGATATAGAGCTGGTTATGATCTTCAACAATCAAATTCGATCGCCATCGGTTATAAATCTGGGAGTGTCACACAATCCCAATCCTCTATAGCCATAGGTGAAAGATCCGGTGAAACAAATCAAGGAATTAGTTCTATAGCCATAGGTGAAAAATCTGGGTATGACGACCAAGGTACACTATCCATTGCCATCGGTCAAAATTCTGGTGGTGAAAATCAAGGGAATAACTCTATCGCCATTGGTAAAGACGCTGGTAGTCAAAACCAAGGGCAAAAATCTATCGCTATCGGTGATGGTGCGGGTAAGATGTCACAAGGTGCCGGTGCCATAGCTATAGGATACTATGCGGGGTATCCAACCGCGCAAGCAGATGGGTCAGTTATCATAAACGGTGGGACAAGTGTCGCGGGTTTCAATAATACAACGACACAAAATGCACTTTTTATAAATCCTGTACGAAATGTTAATAACTCAAACATTTTGATGTATAATGCGGGATCCAAAGAATTTACATACGGAAATACTATAAACAATAACGTTCATGTATCAAATAACTTTACTGTAGACACGGATACACTTTTTGTTGATTCAGTGAGCGACTCAGTTGGACTCGGGACGGCGACACCCGATGCCAATCTTCATGTTGTGGGTAATGTATACGTGAGTTCCAATTTAACAGTTGACTTAAATACTTTACATGTTGATGTAAACAAACACTTTGTAGGAATAGAAACAAATCATCCCGATGCAACACTTCATGTAATGGGTAATACATACATTTCTGAAGATTTAACTGTTGATACAGATACATTCCATGTTAACTCCGCAACCAATTCGGTGGGTATCAAAACTAAAACACCCCAAGCTAATCTTCATGTCGTAGGTAACGTGTATGTTTCATCAAACTTAACTGTGGATACAGACACATTCCACGTGGATTCTATAAACAACTCCGTGGGTATCGAAACTAAAAATCCTGATGCCAATCTTCATGTAGTAGGTAACGTATATGTAAGCTCCAATCTAACGGTGAATACAGATACATTCCATGTAGACTCTATAAACAACTCGGTGGGTATCGAAACTAAAAATCCTGATGCCAATCTTCATGTAGTAGGTAACGTATATGTGTCTTCCAATTTAACCGTGGATACCGATACATTCCATGTAGACTCTATAAACAACTCGGTGGGTATCGAAACTAAAAATCCTGATGCCAATCTTCATGTAGTAGGTAACGTATATGTATCTTCAAATCTAACCGTGGATACCAATACACTTCATGTAGATGTTGAATCAGATCATGTGGGTATTAACACGGTGAATCCTGTCGCCGAACTTCACGTCGTGGGTAATGCATACGTATCATCAAATGTAACAATCGCTGATACAACAACAACCACTTCCAAAACAACTGGTGCCGTTAAAATTACTGGTGGTCTAGGTGTAGGTGGAAATATTCACGCGACTCATGTAAATTTTGAAGATGTTGTGGCCGATAGTATAGTTGTTGAAGACACGACTGTATCATCTTCTAAGACAACCGGTGCTGTTAAAATTGCTGGTGGTCTAGGTGTATCTGGTGCTTTATTTGGATCCACTGCTGAATTGGATGGTATAACTAAGGTAACTAATAGCACAGCCTCTTCGGCTAAAACGAATGGTGCCCTAATTGTTACGGGTGGTCTAGGTGTCACTGGGGCTATCTATGGGTCATCAGCTGGACTCGAGAGTCTTTATGTTACCAATACAACTGCGTCAACATCTAAAACCAGTGGCGCCAGCCGTGTAGCTGGTGGTCTAGGTGTGGCTGGTGATATTTATGCTACACATGTAAACTTCGAAGATGTAACCGCCGATAGTGTCACAGTCGAAGATACAACTTTATCCACCTCTAAAACCACTGGTGCAGTTATTATCGCTGGTGGTCTCGGTGTAGCCGACAATGTCTACGCCTCTAGATTTGTTGGAGATGGTGGATTACTTTCAAATATCGCAACAACTTTACAAGCTATAACTGAAAATGGAAATACAACATCGAATATAGTTCAATTCACTGGTGTGGGTACAAGTGTTGTAGCACACTCTAATGTTGGTGTAGCTAATGCAGTACCGGGTCACACCTTAAGTGTTGGTACACACCTCTATGTCGACGAAAATGGCCCAAATACATTAGTTCTTATAGGTAATACATCTGTGAGTGCAAATATTAGCGTAGGTGGTGACATCTCAATTGCAGGACTCAGTGTAAACAAATTCCCAATTGTAGGGTCTACCAAATTCCTTGAAGATTCTATTATAACTAAAACTGGGAGTGACATTATTATTTCTGGTGGTCTTCAAGTTACCGGTGATATAATCCAAAATGGTACCATATTTGTTGTAAATTCGGAGAATACTGTAATCCAAGATCGCATATTGACTCTCGCAAACAATAATACCCAAAGTGCTCTCGATGTTGGTATCATCATGGAGTACCCCGGACATAACATTGCTATTGCCCACCATGGCAATGAAGCAGTCAAACGATTGTCAATTGGATATACACAAAATAAGTATACAGCTACACAAATTGACCCAGATAGTAACAATATAACCCTAGATGTATTAGGGAACCTCCAAGTTCAAAATAATTTCACTGTCGATACCACACTATTCCATGCAAATTGTATAACGAATCGCGTCGGTGTACTCACAACTAATCCTGGATATACATTTGATGTTCATGGGGACTCGAATGCTTCTGCCGCGAGATCTATAACATCTATAGTAACAAGTGGTACGAATGCAACTAATAAAATATCTGGTGCCGTTACAGTGATAGGTGGTATTGGGGTGGGTGGTGACATTCACGCAACAGATGTGAACTTTGAAGCTGCTACAGTAGATAGTGCGCTCATTCAAAATACTACAGCTGCGACCAACAAGACCTCGGGTGCGCTCATAGTAGGTGGTGGTGTGGGTATAACTGGTGCGCTCTTCGGATCTACCGCTGAACTCGACGGTATTACCAAGGTGACTAATAGCACCGCTTCTTCAGCTAAGGCAAATGGTGCCCTAATTGTTACTGGTGGTCTAGGTGTCACTGGTGCTATCTACGGAAGCACGGTAAACTTCGAGGCTACCGAGGTGGATAGTCTACATGTGACAGATACAACCGCCTCCAGTTCAACCTCGACCGGTGCAGCTAAAGTTGCTGGTGGTCTAGGTGTCGCGGGAAGTGTCTACGCAGCACAATATTACGGGGATGGGAGTACCCTCACAGGTCTTGTAACAACTTTTGGGGCAGTTGTAGCAAATGGTAACACAACCTCAAACACAGTCCAATTTACAAACACTAATACAGGTATAATAACGAGTGGTAAAATAGGTGTTAAAACGGCTGCACCCACGTATGATCTCCAAGTAACTGGGAACGCATACGTTTCTTCAAATGTCACTGTGGATACAAACACATTCCACGTAGACGCGGTCAACAATAAGGTTGGTGTTGGTACAACCACACCAGAAAAAACCCTTCATGTCCAAGGTGATATTAAGTTTAATGGAACTTTATTCGACACTAATGGAGAATTCGTAACTTCTCCTTGGGTCACTACGGGTACTCATATCTACTATAACGTGGGGAACGTCGGTTTCGGTACAAACGCCAATATTGGCGCAAACGTTCACGTAAACGGGAATGTGTACGCAACAGCGAACGTAATCGCAGGGTTTGATACTGATACGACATCTTGCTTTGGGAGAGCTGCGTTGGGTTATGCGGGTGAGAGCGACCATGCGTCATTCGCACATGTGGATAAAAATACAACTGCAAACTACGCTCTTAAACAAACAGCCGCTGGGGTTACACACCTGAATACACCAGCTTCTCAACACATTCGTTTCTCTGTTGCTGGAACTGAGAAGGCTCGCCTAACAGGGACGGGTGACCTAAAAGTCGGTTCTAACTTTCTCTATGTTGACGCATCAGAAGCGAGTGTTGGTTTAGGAACCGCGACACCAAATTCCAATCTTCATGTCGTTGGGAATGCATTCGTGTCATCGAACCTGACAGTATCTGGTGGACTTATCACGAATATGGGTGGTGTTATTAAGAAAATATATAGTCATTCAAGAACAGTAGCATCAGGGTTTGTACCCTCGATCGATATAAACTTTACTTCAAACATCTTTTATGCAAAGATTACAGCTCAACTTATAGATGGTGATGAAGACTTGAGTACAATGATTCTAGAAGTTTCAGGTGGTAGAAAGAATGGTGAAACACCAACAAAGAATATAGCTATTGGTACTAAGAATATTTTCGGAGACCAAACAAATACAAATCCTTGGAGTCCAACAGTTGCAACAACAGGTAATAAAATCACATTGACCGCGAGTAATGCACTTGACGCTCAGGATAGCTATGATATTTTCATAGAGTACATGTCCTCAAATCCAGATGGTAAGGTTGTATCTATAATTGATACAGCACCCAACCCCGATCTTACACATACATTTGGATATTAGAAATAGTCAGTAGTATCAAAAGAACAAAATCTTATATACATTCCAAGTGTATAAGATTTTCATCCGTAAAAAAATTGTAAGTTAATAACAAATGGTAAAGACTAATATTCAGACATTTACTGGTGAAGTAGAAGTTTTAGAAGAATTTTATGTCGGTGCCAATTTAGTCGCTAATGATGTAGCTACCCATATTTTGACAGTACATAATTCAGATGATGACGCAAAGATTAAATCTGACTTTTTTGTTGGTGATGGTGGTCTTCTTTCGAATATCGCTACAACCCTCTCTGCTATTGTAGAACAGGGAAATACTACATCAAACGTCCTCCAACTTAATTCGGGTGCAGGGAGTATTTATAGTGGTGTTGGTCTAGTAACTACAAGTAATGTTGGTATTCAGAACACAAATCCCGGTCACACGTTGAGCATTGGTAGTAACGTGTACTTCGATAATAATGCTTCCGAATTCGCGTCAACATCTACACCCACAATGGTAGTAAAAGGCAGAATTAATGCCACGCGTTTCGAAGGTGATGGTGGTCTTCTTTCCAACATTGCAACAAATTTACAAGCAATTGTAGATCAAGGTAATATTTCAGTTAATGTTGTTCGCTTTGATTCAAATGCAGACATTCCTGGATATAAGGGTATAGGTTTTGTAACTTCAAGTAACGTGGGTATTCAAAATACATCACCAGGATTCAATACTTTGAGTATAGGTTCTAATCTGTTTGTCAATGACACAGTTGGTCCATCTGGAAATGTTTTAACAGTTCACGGGAATGTTGCTGTTAGTAATCTTAATATAGGGGATTTTTCAATTCAAGCGGCACATGGTCTAAATCATGTAGCTCTTGTAAGTAATGGCACAACTCAAGTCGTACAATTTCAACATCCAACCACGGGTCTTGTTTCGGATTCCAATATCCACGTCGCGGGGCAAATTATTTCTACAAACGCTACAAAGGGTCTAGATGTAACTTCGAACATCGAGATTGGCGGTCGTCTCAAGTTTGATACAAATGTTTTCGTGGACACACTCAGGGTTGCTGACGTGGCTGCGAACATCGTAACATACAACAGAAGTACCGGTGAACTCCTCGATTCTTCGGGTACTTTCTTGAACAAGTTCGCAGTTGTATCAGATCAACCACCTTCAGATCTTTTCGCCAATGCAACAACTGTAACTAACCACGGTGCATACACCCTAACAACTTCTAACCTCGCTACAAACTCTAATACTTTCAATGTCTTTGATGGTACCGCGAACGCTTGGGTGAGTGGTGGGCTCGCTGGTGGGTACATCGGTGGTGGCAATGTGTTCCAAGAAAACAACCTTACCCAACTCTCAAACTTACACCCCACGAGGTTTGGTGACTGGCTTGCCATTGACCTACCCTATAAAAGCACGCTTCGTCACATGGAGTTGACTCCCCTAACAGCCGCACAGTTCCCCGAAAAGGCGAATATTTACGCGACCAATGATAATTTCACTTGGACTGAAATCAATTACTGGGAGGACCGTAACCCCGTGACAAATTCAAACGTTCAAACCATTGTTGTTAACGCAACGGAACCATTCAAGAAGTATGCCCTCGTGGCGACAAAGGCTGCGGGGGAAAGTTCCAACGTTGCCATCCAAGATTGGAAACTCTTCACCGAGTCCTTCTCCATCGATGGGGGGAAGGTGGCTATGGCAACATCTGCGGTATCCGGTGGTGAGACGGTGATGGACCAACACGGGCCTCACTCGAGGGGGGCTGCGGTGTTGAAGAAGTATCCCGAAATCATTTTTGAAGAGGGGAAGGTTGATAAAAATATACCCGGTAACACATACACGCAATCGGGCTATACCGTGACAGCGAGTAGTCAATATGATTCAGATGTAGAGAAGTACTATCCATACGAATTGTTTAACGGTATTTTAGATACTACCGGTGATTTATGGGTGGGTCTTCAAAATTATAGTGGATCGGGTAATTATGCATATACTGCAGATACATCTATAGACACAATTACTGTAAATTCGGTCGACTATAAAGGTGACTGGGTGCAGATAAAAACACCTTATAAAATACAATTATCAAGTTTAAATATTAGACCACAAGTTAGCACCGCGAATAGATCTCCTAAAAAGGGGATTTTAGTGGGAAGTACTGATGGAACTAACTGGGAAGAAATATACAGGTTTACAACTGAAACATATACGACTAACCAATACACTACATTTTCTAGTTTTACCAACACAAATTATTATAATTATTTTAGGCTGCTGGCGGAAGAGTTACAGGGTGGTGGTGGATATTTTGCATTAGGTGAACTCGAACTCTATGGCTACGAGGAGCTCGCTACACAAGGGGACATCTCCATCGATACGACCTTCACCTCCGTGATGAACACCCCCCAAACGACTGGGGCCCATGTGTACGTTGACGGGAGCTTAGGTGGGAATGCCAACACAAATAGGGTTGTGGGACCAGCTGCGGCGAACACTGCGGCAACGTATGACACCACCGGGAAATACTGGGAACTCAATGGGACCCTAACCTCAAACATCTCCGTGGAGGCCAATACCTTCTTGGAGGGTGACCAACCCCACGCGGTCTCGGTGTGGTTCAATTCGTCAAACTT